AATGTCTTGTGCTTTATCACTGCTAGGAGCTGATGTAGGCAATGAAATTGGAGCGGATGCCACTGCTGGCTCATCAACATCAAATGGTGCAGACTCTGCTACGGGTGCAGTCGCGGGTGCGCTAGTCTCAGTAGACGCTTGTGTTGCTGCCGCGGTCGTTCCTGCAGGTGCTTCTAAACCATATGGGCGATAGTAGTTACCCCAACGTTCATTATCATAAGGCTGTCCGTCTACGCTTGCTTCAAACATTTCTTTCATAATGCGTAGTTCGGCTTCGCCTGGTTTCTTAGGTAGAAAATCAGATAGGTTGAATAAACCATGTGCTTCAATTGATGCCATTTCTGCTTCAGTCAACGCACTTTCTTTACGTGCCCAGTTACTTGTTGAGTAATCAGCATAACCACCTTTACTTGTTTTCTTAACGTTAAAGTCAAGACCACGCATATAGTCAGTTGGCAATTCTTCCATTTCAGGGTCCATCAAACTTGATTTGATAATTGTAAAGATTTGTGGACTGATGATGAATCTACGAATTGGATTCGCAGGTTGCTTGTCATCACCGATTGGATTTTGACGAACAAAACCTTGGAATAGATAACTACGTTTCTTCCAATACTTGTTTGCCAATTCTTTCAAACTTTCATCTTTGTACCAAGGGCGAACTTCTGCCAAGATCGGACATGTTGATCCATCATTGTACATTTCAACGCAAGGTATTTGTACTTGAATTTGTTTTACGTTTGGATCACCTTTAACACCATTGAATGGTAGTTTGATGATTTGACGTTCTACCCAGAAGAAAGTGTTCTTACTGTCTGCATCTGGTAGGATACGCAATGTGGCAGTTGTGCCTTCGTCCATATTCCAGTGAGGGTAGATTGAGTTGTCAGATTGTTGGTTGCTAGATGAACCAGTTGACTTGTTTTCTTGTGCCGCGATACGGGCACGAATTTCTGCTAATGAGGCCATAATATTCTCCTTATTTCATTAAGATGGTCTTTGTTTAATATTCGCCACACATAATTATGTGACTAACATGTGATAGAGTATAACATACTTTTCTCACCTGTCAATAGTATTTATGCCAGATGTGGCAAACCGCACAAAAAAGTGCGGTTTTATTTACCCTTTTATAAACCCGAAAGTTTTTTAATTCTAGATAATATCGGGTCAGTACTTTCTTGATAATTCTTTTCCGTGTCCGCATTGCCTTGTGGATCAATATAAGTAGAACCTGAATAATTTTTTCCTGTTTTAGGATCAGTGTAATCCCATGAAGCAAGTGATTTTTGTTGTCCAGTTGTAGGATTTTTCTGAACGGATGTGCTAGTATACGTTTGACCAAGTTTGTTTCCTTTTTCAGTCGTACTCATATTATCATAATTACTCACAACATTAAAACCATCATCTTCCGCTACGTCTTCTTTGCCCCAACCTTCTTGGTCTTGGTATCCAGCATGAAATGCTTTTACCCATTCCGGAGGGCAGCCATGCTTCTTAGCAATGTCTTGTATTAGACCACCAGTAGTACCGCCTTTAAATGCTCTACGACCTTCGTGATACCATTTTGCTTGTTCAGGATCTTGACTATAGCCCAAGCCTTCCGCCACACCCTGTTCTTTACCGTCATAATGTTTTTTAATATCATTATCAAATTGTTTAACAGTTGCTTTAACAATACCCTTAAATCTTTTATCTCCGCGTTTCATATTACCTGCGGCATCAGCGGCACTTGCATCAGCACTAGCGGCTTTTTTATACTGTCCTAACTTTTCATTTGATAATTCAGTTAGACTATCAGCCCATTCACCCAATGCAATTACTTCTTCCATATCTTTTTTAGTTTCGGTAATGTTTCTGCTTAGTTTACTTAATATTGGCATTACTGATTCAATGCGAGGATCTAAACTTGAACTCATAAACATTTCGCTCAAGTCAACTTGTTCTTCATCTTCCATTAATGCAGGTGTGTAGCTTTCAAAGTATTCGTTGTATCCACGTTTACCTTGCAATTTACCTAAGGTCTCACGTAGTTTCTGATAATGATTGATACCCTCATTTACTAAACTTTGTGCTGATTCATTAAACTGTCCGTTGCGGGTGGCACGAACAAATCCTGCCATCTTTTGATATTCTTCACATAAATTATTCAAGTGATTCCAACGTTCATCGTTTGGCTTACCACCTTCAGCAATATGTCTTACGTATGTACGTGCGAGACCGGGTTTATTTGTTGGTAACAGAATTCTTTCACCATCTTGATTTTCAACAAAGATACGTGCGATATTACGAAAACGTTGTTCACCTTCTTCAATCGGACGAGTATGTTGAATACGCATTGTAACTGAAGGGATATTGTTGTTACCACTAGCATTTTTGCCAATTGGATAGTATCCTTCATTAACTTGTTCTTCTCTTTTTGTGTGTTCTCTTTTTGCCATATCTGCCTCTAAATTAGATTGGTCACTTAGTTCAAAACTAAGTTGTCTGCTTGTTGCAAATCTACTTAATGCTCGGTGAAGTTGTGACCATGAATTGCTGTCTGCTGATCCGTTTTTTGGACTGTCTGCTACATCTTTTCCAAAATAAATTACTAATTGTCTTAAACCATCAAGTGTTACCCATACTTTACCGTAATCTACACCGTCTTTACTAAACATAAATTCAAAGACTTCTGCTTCTTCGGGGATAGGTACTGTGTCCCCGGCGCTATCTTTACTTACGGGATTCAACCCACGGCTTTTAAGTAAGCCATAAATTTCGGTTTTTAATGATTCTTGTTCTTTGGACATATTATATTTATCAATATTGGTTAGCTTATTACTGCAAAGAAAGGCAACGGGGATATAAATTCTTCATGGTCACGTAAGTGATTGTCTAAATCTACGTGATATTCGCTTAATTGTTGCATTACTCTCACTGAAAGTAATGAGGCCATTACCAAATCATCAGTATCTCCGATCTTAGCCGCATAACTTCCGCCGTGTGCTACGAATGCTTTTAATTCACTGATTAGACTATGACTATTGATTGTCATCTTTTTGCTTTCCAGCAGTGTTTTGAACTTAGCACAAGCGGCTAGTTTAGATTTTTGCGTAGTGTTAAAACCCTTACGTTTTTTTCCGGGCTCGGAAATAAAAATACCCGGTATATTACTTTCACCAAACTCATGTAGTGAGATTAATGCGGCTTCACCAATTGTATTATTCTCAATACTGTAGTAGATACTGTTTGGTTCTTTAGTGCATTCTTCAATATATCTATTAATCTGTGCTAACAACTTAATCTGACTAGGAATATCCGTACGATTATGTTTCCATTCGCCTATTTGCGTAGTAGTGTTTGCTTCAAAGATTTGAATGGCTGCTGGATCACTACCTGTTCCAAGACTTGGGTCTAATCCAACAGCATATACATTACCTTTTTCAGGACGCTTATACCAACGAATCTGCCCAATACGATGTGTAGGCTCATTTCCCTTTAAATCAATCAGTGTATTAGGATTAATCAATGTTTCATCAGCAATTAAGAACTCACACCCAATCTCTCGGCGAAATCTGTCATCACCGAGTTGTGCTTTCATTTCCCCGGCCCATTTATCATCACGTCCGGGTTGTTCACTCCAATGTGCTTGATATGCTCTAAATCCATTTACACCTATCTCAGTCTTATTACCAAACTCATCTTCTGTTTTGTTTGCGCCTTTCCAGATGAAGGCAAATTGATCCTCATCACTATTAGGTGTACTAGTAATAATTGCTTTACCACCAGTTGACAATGTAGGAGTAATAGATGTCCAAAACTCTTTTGCAATACTTGGGCGCACGAATGCAAACTCATCTAAGTATAATAGTGTGATAGACATACCACGACCAGTATTTTCAGTAGTTGTTGCTGATACGATACGACTACCGTTTTCAAAGTCTAATGAGCCTTTGTTATATGTTGTTACACCTGCTTTGATATGATCAGGACAGTTTTCATATGCATAACGAATACGTTGCATAATTTCCTGAGCACCTGTGTATTTGTGAGCCGCAATAAGAATCGTACTGTCTGGTACAAACATTGCATACCATAGTAAATAACCTGCGGCTGATGTAGATTTACCTGACTGTCGCGGCATCAAACTGATACTGAAGCGATAGTTGTGATATGTGTCAATCAATCGTTTTTGATATCCCCAAGGATGATACACCATTGACCCCTTAGTAGGGTGCTGAATCATAAAGAAGTTATCCATGAAGTATAGATGACCCGTATCAGGATCACAACACTTGATGAAGTCATCTAGTTCTTTGTCGTCCTTGAACTTTGTCTTAACATAAGGATCTTTAACTAATGTGGGTGAATTACTCATGTGTTTATTTAGACAGTATGTTTATGGTGTACTATTTCTCTTGCCCAAGAACATATGACTTGTTCTTATTTGTGACCAAGTATTAGTGTACGCAGTGTCACCGCAGTAGTTAGTTAGTGCATTACGGAAAGCAGTTGTAACGCTGGTAGCATCATATGTGCCAATAATTATAATATCATTAGTAGCCGCGGCTTGTATGTCGGCGGCTATATTTGTACCTAAACTAGGGTTACCATAAGTGTCGTAACATTTTGGAAACCCACTACGACTTAATCCGGTTGCTGGATTCATAATCGTAATAGTATGTCCTCTAGTCATACGGAATCCAACACTAGGTCTATTGTCAGTACCATCCGGGGATAACGTCCAATCGCTAGCTAAAACAGTACCGTTGACTTTAAAGTAACTTCCGGTTGTTGGTGTGCCGTTGAAGTTTGTAACAATAGATTGAACACGATAACTACCGATAGTCTGGTCAAATGTCATATAAGTACCACCACTCAATTGTTGTTCAAAATATGTAAACACACTAGTGTCTGCTACAGTAACATCCGGAGTACTTGTGGCTACTAAAGTAGTTCTTCCTGAATCAGTATATAATCCAATACGTAGTTTTTGTACACCACTTTGGTCAGCACTATCAGCACTTACTGTTATAGTTACCGTTGCAGTATTACTATTGATTGTAACTGATCCTGTGTATCCAGGTGATAATCTGTTAGGTGTTGGAGAGTTAGTTAAGTTGTCACTTAGGTTACCCCAATACAAGCTAGTACCATCACTAACTAATGCAGTTGTTATAGTAAATATTGCAGAGTCTCCTTCATTCATTGAACTTACATCGGGAGCAACTGCATAAGTCGGTACCACTGGAGTTGTGCTAGTATCAGTTACTGTTACAGTAGCACTTGTTGCTACTATTGGTCCACTAATTGATCCTGTACGAATTTTTAGAATAACTGTTTCACTACCTTCAGTAGTTGCATCATTACGTAATTGTCTAGTAATAGTAGCGGTATTGCTATTGATTATAAATGATCCACTATTGGCACCACCAGTAAAGTCTGCACCTACAGTAGTACCGGAGTTGGTCCAATACAATGTTGTACTGTTTGCTACACCAACGGTTGTAATAGTATATGTAATTGTATTACCCTCATTTACTGAAGTTGAGTTAGGCACGATAGAATAATTAATTGAAATCCAAGGACGTCCCGCCACCAATCCACCAGTATTTGAATTATCCACTATATCATTGCCAGAATAATATGTAGGTAATTGTGTAATATCGTAGTAGGCTCTAGGGTTAGACACAGCTAATCTATCAGCCGAAGCTAAATCTAGTTTAGCAATCTGTCTAGCCTCTTTGTCTGCTAGTCCACCGGTGCCTGGTGTTATAGTCCATTGTGTTGTGGTTATTTTAGCAACTCTTTGCCAAACAGAGCCATCATAGATGCGCCAGTCTTGTTCACTGTACGCAGGAAAAGCACCACTGGTTCCAGTAACTGTTGTATCGTAAGCATCTCCCAAGGTACCAACACCATCAGTCAGTGTGGGAGTGTTAGTAAAAGCGTTCCATGTGCCCTTGTATATTGCGGCATTTATTATAGTGCTAGACAATGAACCACAAACTGCCGCGGCTTTAGCCATATAATTGTCTATCGTAGTATTGCCCTTGATAATGCCAATACTGGTTCCATATTCATCATACAAGAAGTTGCCTGCTGTTACTGCATAATCACCTGTCTGATGACTGGTCAAT